ATCACACACCGAGTCCCAATAATAAACGTTTATTATTGGGACTCGGTGTGTGATACATAGGCTATTATGGTGTATGATATACATTATGGTGTATGTTGCATTGTGCTTACTATGGTGTATGATGTATTGTGTATGATGTGAGTCGCTAGGCAGGTGGTTGATTGGTGTGGCGGGCGCTTGTCTTGACGGGTGAGCCGTGACAAAAGCGGCAAGGCAGGCAGTGTATGGCTATTCGCCGCCACTTCCGGTCGTGCCGGATAACCCCGCAAAGCCTTACGCCGCAAGGGTTGCAGCACATTTAAAGCGGAACCGCTGCCAACCAGTGACTAAGTGGCGGTCGCCTACCGCCAAGATAGCGGCGCAGCGACCGCAGCAGGTAGCGATAGCGACCTGCAGCAGGGCACAGTTTAAGCGTGAACACCATTACACTTTTCGGCCTTGCTTTACTGTTTTGCTTGTTTTATTGCTCAAACATGTAAAGCTAGGCAGTGCAAACCGACGATAGGAGATCGACAAATGAAATCGCAGTTTCTTGACCTGTTCGGGAGTTGCGTCGCCAACTCTCAAGCGATGCGGGAGCGCATCAGCCTGGAGACCGTGGGAACCAACTCACCCGCAGAGCGCTACATTGCGCGGCGCTTCACCGTTCCCGAGGCGGCCAAGCTGGTGAAGGTCACCCCGCAGGCCATTTATGCAGCCCACCGTGAGGGGCGTCTGCCGCCAGCTGACACCGACGCGAATGGGCGCAAGCTGGGTTACACCCTGGCCCAACTGGATGGCATGCGCCAGCTGTTCGGCACCCACCCTTGGCGCAAGCATGCCATCAGCGTAGCCGTCGCCAGCAACAAGGGGGGCAGCTACAAGAGCAGCGTGGTGGTGCATACGGCCCAATGCGCGGCCCTGATGGGTTACCGGGTGCTGGTCATAGACACCGACCCGCAGGGTACGCTCGGCGAATACTTCGGCTATACCGCCAAGTGGGTCGATGCAGGCCGCACGATTGCCCCCTGGATGTTCGGCAAGGCCGAAAGCCTCGACTATGCAATTCACCCCACCTGCTGGCCACGGCTCGACCTTATCCCGGCGAACCAGGAGCTGCAGCGCATCGACCGCGAAATGGCCGACATGGATCTGCCATACCCGCCGCACCTGATGCTGCGCGCCGGCATTCAAACCATCGCTGACCGCTATGACCTGATCATCATTGACGGGGCGCCTAACCTCGCCGATGGGACCATCGCCCAGGTGTTCGCCGCCGATGTACTGATCTGCCCCACCCCTGCAGAGCTGCACGATACCGCCTCGACCGAGCAGTTTTTCAGCCTGCTGTATGCGGTCACCAATTCCCTGCCTGACGATCAGATCTGGACCGTTCCCGATGTGCGCATCCTGATCACCAAGCTGGCCTCTGACCCCCGCAGCTCCAGCCAGGCTGTGGCCAACAAGATCCGCGCCACCTGGGGCGGGCTGGTGCTGGCCAACCCGGTCAAGGTGACCGAGGAGGTCGGCAAAGCGCAGCTGCGCATGCGCACCGTGTTTGAGCAGGCCAAGGCCGAACGCTCCAGCTCCAGCGCATGGAAAGGGGCTTGCGCCATGTGGGAGGCACTGATGGAGGAGATCATGGAGACCCTGATCAAGCCTCGGTGGGAGGAATGACCATGATGAAATCAGAACAAGAGATCCGTAACAAGATCGCAGAGCTAGAAGCTGACGAACGGCTACATTACCCGGCTGCCTCTGTCTTCTCTAACGCCCCTCTGGCGTTAATACAAACCGATATAAGAGGCCAGCTAAAAGCCCTGCACTTCGCCTTGGGGCTGTCCATGCCGGAATATCACCACGGCAAAAAAGAATTGAAGGAGCAAACAGCATGAACGAAATCAAACCGATCACCACCATCCCCAGCGCTGGCCGCCTGGCTGCCCGCATGCAAATGAGCAGCACCAATATTGGCAACCGGATCGAGGATACCCTGCTGGGCCGCTCCATCGTCTGGGAAGTGGTACGGGTGCCGGCCGACAAGGTAGAGCGCGCTACCATGGTATGGAGCGGTAATGAACGCTGCCAGGAGCTGCTGGATGCGCGATCGCTGGCCGATGTGCTGGCCCAGCTTGACCCTGACAAAGGCAACGATGAACTGGCCAAGGGCCGCCGTATAAACGGGATCATCGAGGTGGCCAACGGCTCGCGCCGGCGCGCCAGCTGCATCATCGCCAATGCCCCCTACAACATCCTGGTGTGTGACGATCTCACCAACGATGAAATGGACTACCTGAGCGACATTGGCAACCGCTACAACGCCCCGGGCGCATGGGAAAAGGGCCATACCTACAAGCGACTGGTCACCCAGCTTGGCAGCCTGCGAGAGGTCGAGAAGCACCTGCAGGAGAAGGGCGAGAAGATCAGCCGCCGCACCATCGAGCGCAGCATGCGCGCTGCAGAGGGGATCCCGGTGCAGGTGATGGGCTGGTTTAACAACCCTGCCCGCATGACCGCTGCAGAGGGCGCTGATATCGCCGACAACATTGCCGCCATCATCGGCGGCGGCATGGCCAAAGAGGAGTTGCTGGCCCAGCTGGAGCATGACTGGCTGGAAACTGATGGCGGCGAGGATAGCGACGAAACGCTGATCGGCTTCTTGAAGGAGTGGCGGCCGCTGCTGGCCACCCAGGCGCAGCCCAAGGTGAGAGCCAAGGCCGTGCCGGTGGTCAAGGAGTGGAAGGCGGGCAAGCTCACCAGGGTGGGCAACAAGTTCAACCTGGTGCTGAAAAAGTCGCTATCCGAGGATGACCAGAACCTGCTGGCCATCAAGCTGGATCAGTGGATGGCCGATCTTGAGCTGCCGCACCAGCTGCGCGGCGTTGGCTTTAGCCCTGAAATGTACCAGGAGTATAGCGACAAGCTCGACACCGTATCCCGTGATCTGGGGCTCGACCGGGCGGACATTGAGGGCAAGCTGCTGGATCTGGCCGTGAGCGAGGATCGGCTGCCCATGCTGCTGAATATCCGCCACATGCGGGAGGAGTGCCGCAAGTTTGCCAAGGAACAGGGAGAGGCAGCCGGCGATGCAGCCAACCAGATGCCGCTCGATATTGAGGTGCCCAAGGCGCTGAACGGCCGCCTGGAAGGTGAGGCATACCTGGCTTTTCTGCAGCGCGTCGGCACCGTGGCCATTGAAATGAACATCGGGGTGGATGTGCTGGAGGCCAAGCTGATCGAGCGCTTCAACGAACTGTATGAACAGGGTGACATGGGCCAACAAAACGCCATGCTTATCATGCTCAACGTGCGCGAAATGCGCTCGGCTACCCGCAAGCTGTTCAATATCCCGCACTGATAAGAGACAGGCCGCCGCAAGGCGGCCTAAAAGGATGACACTATGAAAAAATTGCATGTAGCCACATCCCCCCTGACCGGAACTATCTATGCGGGGACGCTTCTCAAAACCAGCAAATGGGGCGTTGACAAGACAGATGTAACGGTCCCGGCATTGGTCGCCGTTGCTGAACACACATTGAAGAATAACGGGGCGGTAATCATCAGCACCGCTGATGGAACGCCGGTATATGAAATAACAGTGAAGCGGTTGCCAGAAGGAGAAGTGAATGGGTGACTGCCCGCATTGCGGCAAGAAAGCCGATTCATACGATTTTGACCTGGCAATCGGCACCGGTCCTAATTGCCGGTGGCCGGCGATCATAGATCCATCTGTTGGTGGGTGGGTATGCCGGTACAAGCCGCCGAAAGAGGTGGATGGTGTGCCCCAGCTGGTTGCCTGCGAACGGCGGGAGGCGCGGGTCTGCCCAGTCTGTGAAAAGGTACACATGCTGGATCAGTTTATTGATGGTGAGCTGCGCTGTAATGGATGCGGTAATACGATAAAACTGGATGGTGACCATGGCGAGCAAGATAAAGAGTGGTGAGGTTGACGGCTATCAATGGAAGGCTGTCAGAGAGAAAACGCTTGGCGGGTGGGGGCAAACAAATTACCTGGTTGTCGCCCCTGATGGTGAAATCTGTTGCGATAACTTCACAACCGGGCCGCTAAAGGATGGGGTGGCCTACTGCATGCAGGCCATTGAAGACCATAAGGCCGGTGAATTGGCCGAATAAACAAGTGGGGCACCGTGCCCCACTTTTTTATTCCCTCATTACCCTGACCATCTTCCGGTAGGTCTCGGCCATCAGTGCCACATGCGGCACAGGGGCCGTCAGGAACACCTCAAGCGCGGCATAGCGCTCCTCGCTCATGCTGCCGATATCATCGGGCGGCAAGATATCCCGCGGCGAAATGCCTAGCTGCTCTGCAATGACGAAGGCCGCCGACAGAGGCATAAACGTCTCCAGGTTAGGATCCAGCCAACGGTTTAGATTGGATAGAGGTATCCGGGTGACATGGCTCAATTCCGGCGGGGTGTACCCCCGATCATGGATCATCGCCGCCATATGAGCCTTGGCTGCGCGCACGTACTGTTTTGCTCGATGCGTGATATATACCCGGTGGATGGCCATATGTACCTCGTTTGGCGCATCCCGTGCTCAAGTGTTGTGTCAACTGTCAGATCTGACATCCATTTCTGAATAATCCTAACACAAACGGTCAAAATTGGTGGTTTCGGAGTAATAGAGTAAAAGCGCAATAGGAACGGCGCGGCAGGATTCGACGCAAGTCGAGTTTTTCAGGAGAGGGTGTTGCGGTGGCTAACTGTATGGGCATACAGTAATAAAAGCGGCCACCCGTTGCCAGGTGGCCGCAGTGACACGAATCCGCCAGAAAACGTGTCGTGTGACTGATAGGAGATCAGTATCACCCAATCAGTTTACATGACCCGGCCGTACAACAACAACGACACGGAGGTAAACGGTGAACTATGATGACTTCTCTTGCGAACTGCAGGAGATCAAAGATGAACTGGCAGTGCTGCCAGTTCTGCAACGGATCGGCACCTGTGAGGCAGAGCGCCACACGGCACGGCGAACCGTAGAGCTGCGCCGTAACCTGCGCGATCTGACCAACATCCTGCGCATGCACTCGCTTGGCGATGATGACAACAAGCTGTTGGCCGAGATCATGGTTCTGGGCAAGCGGCTAGACAGTATCGGCGTCCCCACTTTGGCAATGGGGACTGGACGAACCACTGCGCGACCGAGCCTGCACTAGACCTCTATCTCATAGGTAGGCAGATCAGGGGCCGCCCCTTCAAGGCGGCCACCTTTGAAATAGGCCTTCTGACCCACTGCCACATCATCCCCCAGCACCTTGATGGTGCCCCCCGACAGCGTGACCAAAACGCTATGGCCACCTGCCACTGACTGCACCGTGCCGACCTGCAGCTGGTCAGCCTCCGGCAGCAAGTCGATCAACTGCTTATAGACGTTCATGCTCCTGGCCTCTCGATGGTGATCTGCTGACGGGTAACCAGCCGGCTGGCGCTGTCCACCTTGGCGCTCAAGCGCAGCCCACGGGTGTAGCCGCGGCCGCTGCTCGTCTCGGCAATCATCCCGGGCAGGATTAACCCGGTATCACTGCTTACCGGCAGTTCGATTTCATGGGTCGTCCGTTGCCCTGCCTTGGCCAGCGCCTCGATGCCGAGCGCCCTGGCCGCCACCACATCGACACACAGATCGTTGAACAGCGGCGGCAGCAGGCGATCGCCGCCAGTGCCCTGCCTGACCACACGGCCGTTGATGCCATGGGAACGGCCGGCGACATAGACGCCGTTGACCAGCTTGCCGTTGATGTGGTCGCTGGCGAGGGTCAGCATGATCGCATCCGGGATCACGATATCTGGGGTCGCGGTATCCAGCTTCCACGGCTCTGCGGGATAGCGCGGTTTGACGGTCAGCTTGCGCGCCACCGGATCCGGCAGCACCCAGGCGGCGGCCGACTCGGCCAGCAGCTGGATAACCGAGATAGGGGCCATCCGTTCAAAGCTGAACACTCCACCCGGCACCAGCCAGTCGCTGGCGCGCCAGTCCATCACCCAGCCGTTCGGCAGCTGCTCGGCAGCGAGTTGCGCCATGGTACGGGCCTGCGGCTCGATATAGCTGCTCTCCACCACGTAATCGCTCGACAGGTAGGCACTCAAGCCGCGGCCGCCAATGGTGGCCCCCTGCTGGCCCCAGCTGCGATTGTCGCGGTAGGAGTCCACTTTCATCACGAACTCATGGCCGTTGATGGTAATGAATACCTCCTCCCCACGTACCGCCTCGGCATCGGCGATGGATGGCAGGGTGGCGGAAAACTGCCAAGCCCAGGAGTCGGTATCAAGATCCACGGATACCGCCGTGGCGGCAATGTCGCGGCCGTCACGGGCGCGCACGATCGAGGCGCTGTTGCTCACGAAATAAACCCTCCGGGTGGGAATGACGACGGTATGCTCGGCATGCCAGATAAATTCCAGGGTGGCCTCGCCCCGCTTGCGCCCGAACTCAAGGCGCAGGGTGCGCTTGTCGGGGCGCTCCGGGATGATCGGCGGCTTCGGATCCGGGCTGGTGCCTGGCCCCGGCTGCATCGCCTCCTCCCAGCCATCGCGCCACCCCTTCCAGAGCGGCAGGCCAAGGCGCAAGCGGCGGCCATAGAGCAGCAGGCCAACGGCAGCGCCCTGGCTCCACTGGTCGGCCTGCCACACCTTGTCAAGCGCGGTGGGTTGCGATAACCGCCGACCTGCCACATACCGGCTTTGTCCCCCTCGACCCAGAGGGCGCGATTGACGGCATGGCCGGGGGCCAGATGCTCCACCTGCTGGCCATGATCGTGACCGGTGACCAGCCCCTCCTGGTACTGACTTCGGGCCAGCTCATAGCGCTGGGGCATGATGGCGCTCTGCTCCACCTGCTCACTGCTGGCGGGTTCGGCCTCCTGCCAGCTGACGGCGCCCACGGTGCGGGCCAGTTCTGGCCGCTGCCAGGTGCTATCTACCCGGCTGCTCACCAGCCCAGCCCGCTCCCACTGACTTTCCTGGGCGGCGCTCGGGCCACGGAATACGTTGATATCGTACTCCCCGGCGATCACCGGCACCGGCTGCTGATTGCTGGCCACCATACCGCACTCAATGACGAATGCGCCCACCATGGCGCAATCTGGTGCGGTGGTACTGGCGAGACTCCCCTCCAGCACCACGGCGCCGCCCAGCGCCGCTATGGGGCGGTTTGGCTGGCTGACCCAGCTGGCTGGCAGGGTCAGCAGGTCGGGGGAGACGGCCAGGCGCGGCGGCATGGAGGCGCCAACCAAGATCGCCTCATAGCGCACCACCTCTGCCTGGTTCAGCTCCAGCTGTCCGGTGGTACTGCGGGCCTTGCGTAGTTCTAAGCTCGCATCCTTTCTGGCCATATAGCCCCCGGTTACGGTTCGGTGATGGTGGCGTTATTGATGCGGATCAGGGCACCGGCAAAAAACTCGCTCGCCGGTATCTCCAGATCGGCGCCACTGCCTGGCACCCCCACATCGAGATCCGCCACGAATGTGCCATCCCGGTCAGTAATGCGCCCCCAGGTGGGGGCGCCGCTGGCGGTGGCCATCTGCTCGGCCAGGGGTTTCAGAGTCAGCACCCCGCCGCTGACCGTCTTGGCACAGGGGTGGGTGAACTTGAGCGCCACCAGAGCCAGCTGGTCGGTGATGGCAGCCCCCGGCGCTGGTCTGGTGCCGGTGTAGACGGTCAGGGTAGCGCTGGGGCCGCTGCCGGTGTCGATGGCCGTTGCCAGCAGCTGGGCGCGGCTGGTGCGCAGCGTGTCCACATAGGTGAGCATGGCTATTTCCTCTTGAGCGGGGCCAGCATGGGGAACGGCGCAGGGGCCACACCCCCGCCAGGCGGGTAGGGTTTCGGTGCCTGGTAGTCGGCGGCCACGGCGTTATAGTCGGCGGGGCCAAAGGCGGGATCGTCCTGGGCGACCAGCATATAACGCTTGTTCAGCCACAGCAGATCGAACCGATAGACCCCATCCGATGCGCGGCTGTAGGTCTCGCCAACCAGTTCGCCATCCTGGGTAAAGCAGAGCACCCGGCGCCGCACCCCCACCCCGCTGATGGTCACCGTGCTCTCGATATAGCCCTGTTCCACATTGCGAACCCCATCGCGGATCCAGAAGTAATCCCGCCCCTTGCAGAGCGGGGTCTGGGTCTGTTGCTGGAGGTTGACCGGCCCCGCATACATCGGCGGGGTGCCGCGCCAGACCACATCTTGCGGCTGAAACGCAGCTCTAGGCTCCGGGTTGGCGGGTACGCACTTCATCGGATGACCCATAATGGTCAATTCACCAAAATGGTCGTAACCTCGATATAGCGTGACTTGGCTGATGGTGGTATCGGCGCCCCATACCCCTGGGGCATACCACCCCTGGTGGATCATCACCTTGGTCGGCGGTTTGGTTGTTACAGTTGGAATGTTGAGTATTTGATTTCCATTTAGCCAAACCGCATATTCACCCGGTTTGAAAACTATCAGCACCCGATTCTGTTTGGTGAGATCAGTACCTTGGGGCAATGGATAATACCCGCGCTCAATCCGACCGCCATTGGCGTAATCTCGGACAAACGAGCCATTCGCATTGGCTCCGGGATCTTGCAAGTGCAAGGTGACGCTGTTGGCCATCCCCTGGTGCCAAAAGTCAGTACCTGGCACTTTCCCGGCATCGTCACATACGCCACCGGTGCCGAAACTCAAGGTGAGATAACGGGTCAGCCCACTGCCAAGGTTGCCGGTGTTGAACTCCATCTCCAGCGCATCAAACCCAATCGCCTTGCTAATCAGGTTAACGCCAGATACCGCGCTGCGATTGGGTGCCAGTACCAGCTTGCCGTTGGTGATGGCAACTGAACCGGCTGGGCCTGAATACTGGATATCCCAATCATTAAGCTGGGTCGGTGATGACCAGTCATAGACCACTCGTTCATCGTAACTCGCCATGACCTACCTCCATGGCCCGGTCAGATCAAAACCGATCAACACCTGGTTGTTATTAAAGGGATCTTCACTTGGCTGGACGTTGATGAAGCGGCACAGCTTGCCGGGTATGGCTGGCAAGTTACCGAAGTTTTTGCGATCCCAACTTAGCAAGGTGCCATACGGGCAAATAATGCCGGGCAGATAGCCACGCAAATGGTTGCCGTTCTCCACCACCATGACCGGATCAGTGCTGATATAAAAGCCGTTATCTGGGCCATTCGGGACGCTCAAGCCGTTGCCGAATCGGCCAAACAACCCTTTTAGCCACCAGGTTGTGGTGCCGAACAACTGATGGTATGGGCGAGCAATAGCCCGATGAGAGGAGGAGTCAAACAGCCCGCCGTTGTTGTAGTAGTTTGAGCTTTGGCTGCCCACGCCATAATCCCACCGCCTGGTCGTATCGTTGGCAGCGGTTACAGGATAGTGAACCAGCAAGGCATGGTAGCGATCACCGGGCCTTAGACTGCGCATGTAGCCGAACAGATAGAGCGCAGGGCGGCTATATGAACCGTAGTAGGGCAGGAAATAGAACAGTTGGGTATCCCCTATCAGATCCCAGCGACCCGATGAGTAGCGCTTGGTGGCTGGCCAGCGGTGTTCGTAAATGGTGGTGTAGGTGTTGATATCCACCACGTCCTCCACCATTGCCACCTTGGCCAGATACCCAACAGGGGATGTGCTGCTAGACCAGCCGCTGAATGCGGTGTTGTCGATGCGCAGGCTGACATTGCCAGACTCGCTGACGTTGGTGGGGCGAACGATAAACACCTTGCCGTCACTGCTTTCGTGGGTAATCGTCCAGCCCAGCGGCGCCACCTTCATAGTCATGGCCGCGCCGGAACCAGCAGCGCCGGGGTTACCACCGTCAATCTCAAACCAAACCTGAGTGGCGGTGACTTGCATCACCCGATGCTCGCCGTTGTAGGCAGCAGGCGATACCCCATCGACTTGGATAACTGAATCTTGCAGATAGGCATGACCGCCGCTAAAGGTGGCCACCGCCCACCCTTTTTCAGCATCAAACGACAGGGCGTTAATCGTCAGGGAGCCAAAGCCGGTGACCAGCACCGCCTTGAGCAGCGCAGCCAGGGCGCCATCTGCGGTATCGCCCAGACTCGGGGCGCCTTGCATCTCGCTTGCAAACCATTTGACCTTGTACTCAGCCATGTTGCCGTTCTCCATCATGGGGCGCCGTGCCCCACTGAAAAATAAGAGCGGGGCAAAATGCCCCGCTTGGTTGCTGGCGCGTCAGCGGGGTGCAGGCCCTCTGCGCTGTAACTTTCCTGCACTGCTATCTGTTAGCGGTTAACGTTGCCGCGTAGTTGCAGCTCAAAGCGATCAGACTCGCTGGCAGCCACCGATTGCAGCACGGTACGGATAGCCCAGATCGGGAAGTTGGCCGCCTTGGTGTTGAAGCGCAGCACGTTGCCACTCGCCCAACCTGCCCCCCACCCTCGCTTGTCCAGCCGAAAATAGGGCTGGCCGTTGTTGGGGTTGATGGGGGCAAAGTCGGTATTCACATCCCCCACCGCGATCTGGCCCACATGCTCCCCGACCAGCACAAAGCTGGTATTACTCTGGAAGATGATGGCCCAGCGCTCCTCCATGGTGGCGCGGTTGGTCACCACGATAGGAAAGTCGGTGTCGTTGTACTGCGCCGTGCTCTGGTCGCCGTCTACAAAGTCCTGCCATTTGTTCGTCCAGGTGCGCTGGTCAAACAGGTTGGTGTAACGCGCCCACAAGTCGCCCATGATCAGCGCTGACGACACCAGGGTATCAGCAGCGTCATAGGCGTGAGACAGGGGGCGGGCCAGCACCAGGCGGCCAGAGATCTCTACATCGGTGACCAGGCTCATATCCTCGATCCGGTTAACCACCGCCAACGGCTCCACATAGCCGGTCAGGTTTAACGGGGTGGCCAAGGTGACCACGCCGCTATCCAGATTGGCGCTGTAGAGCGCAGGGTCGAGCCGCTTGCCGTTCTTGTCCTCCACATGGCAGTAAGCCAGCCGCTGGCGACCTGTGTTGAACTGCTGGCCAGCCGTCACCCCCATCGGGTAGGCACCGCGCTTGGTGCTATGCACCACCACGATGTTGCCCTTGCGGATAAACGGCACCCGGCCATCAGACGGCAGCCGCACCGGATCCAGCCCGATAATGTCGGCATCGAGCGGCAGATAGCTGAACACCACGCAGTTGAAGCGAATGGAGTCGGCCACCACGCTGATCGGCTTCCAGATCTTGCCATCCTCCCCCACCTGTTCGGCGTCATACCATGGCTGGGTCTCGTTGCCCGCCGCCGTGACCTTGCGGCCAAAGCGCACGGTGACGATGCCGGTCTGATAGTTCACCTTGCCATCCATGTCAGTGGTGGTGAAAAAGCCGTCCCCGTCTGCCGTGGCCTCGATACGGCGCCCGCTGGCGGTGTTGGCGCTGATGTAGAGGCTACCCGGTGCCAGGGGGGCGCCTGGGGTGCGGAACGTCACCGCATCCACCGATTGGGCGCTGAATGAGGTGGCCAGACTCTGGAGCGATGGCTGGGCCGGTTGCCCGGCTGCCCAGTCGGCCAGCACCGCCAACCCGTTGGAATAGTCGATGGTGCCCGCCTGGATGCCTGCCCCGGTTGAGGGATCCGGGTTGCGGTAGAGCAGCCCTTGCCGGTCAACGTAGGTAGAGCCCCCCAATGTGAAGCGCATCGACCCCTCCAGAATCGCCTCGGCAAAGCCCGGGGTAACGTCTATGCGCAGCGCCTGGGCGGTCAGGGTGGCATTCTGGGCCTCGGCGCTGTTGTTATTGCGGTAGGTCACATCCACCCACCCCTGTTCCCCGTCAGGGAAGGTATAGGCGGTGTTGTGGTACTCGATACCGGTCATCGTCCAGCGCTGTACCGCGATCTGGTTGTTTCCTTCCCAGCGAGTGCCCACGGTCACCCAGGCATATTTCGGCTTGGGCAGGGGGCTGGAGCCATCCGGCATAAAGTGCAGGGTTCCCGCCGCATAGTCGATGGCACCCAGCACCACACCGCTGGCATCGATAAGCGACCCCAGCCCGTCATCGCGCAAGGTGATGATGGGATCGCGGGTCTGGATCACCAGCTCCTGATCGTCCACATCGAACTTGTGATAGAGGGCATTGAACTTGACCCGCACCGAACCCGGTGTGAGGTTATGAGCGCCGCCGCCGTCCTTGCCGTCCAGAGTGATGGACAAGTGCCCCTGCACCCCCGGCCCTGTCAGTCGGTTTGGCTCTATATGGCGCTCGGTCACCGGCTCACCGTACTGGTACTGGGCGGCGTACTCCTGACCCAGCGCGGGCAAGGTAACGTGCTCCAGATCGATGATCCCCTCGGCATAGTTGATGATGCCGGTGATATCGCCGGTTATCTTGCCGTCCCCCGCCATATCGGTGGCCTGCTTGCCATCGCCCCAGGTCAGGATCACGCTCTTGGGGGTGATCCCCTTGTGGGGGAGAGGCCAGGCGCTTTTGCCGATGCTGATGGCCTGCCCGCTGCGGTTGGTGTAGTTCACCGGGGTGGCCCAGCTGAACATGATGGAGGTATCCACATCCGGCAGGGCGCCCAGGGTCAGCATAATCGACCCGGTGGCCAGGTTGATGGTGCCAGAGCCATAAGAGCGGTCAGCGCCAAGCAGCTCCCCGCGCCCGTTGTCTTTCAGGTCATACCATTTGCCTTGCGCCATAAAGCTGACGGTAGTGGTGCCAGGCGCCGGGGTCGGATGCAGAGTGATGGTGTAGGCATAGCCCCGGTTGTTGGCCTGGACCTCGATCCGAGCCGTGTCAGCTATACGGGCAGGGCGGGCCGCTGGCCAGAAAGAGACTGTCTTGCTCTGGGTGCCGTAGTTCGGGCACTGGGCATTGAACTCCAGCTGGCCACGGCCATAGTCGATGGAACCGACTACCGACCCGGCAACAACCAGCTCGCCCCCCTTGTCGGTGATGGTTGCCGCGCCGATGGTGATGGTCACCGTGCCAGGGTTGGCACCGCTGCCCAGGAACAGGCCACGGCTCGGGGCGATCACCGCTGCGGTGTTGATGCTCACCAGCCCCCGGCCAGAATCGACCAGGCTGGCCAGCTCACCGGCAGCGGTCAGATCCACCGCCGGGGTCTCGCTGCGGGCCGCTGGCACCAGCTGGGTAAAGATGGTCTTGGCCCGTACCTGCATCGAACCAAAGGCGGCATCTTCCACCATCTTGGTACTGGCAAAGTAGTTGGCCGCATCCGCCACCACGGTTTCGCGCAGGGCGGTCTTGGGGTTGGTCACCACATCATAGGGGGTCGGCTGCTCACCCTCGAAGGTGTAGCGCAGCGGATCCGCCAGGGTGCAGGTGACCACGTTGCGGGTGAACTCGGGTACACCTGGGATCTGGAACTTGGTCAGCTTCTGGGTTACATCCAGCACCCGCACATACTGCTCGAACTCCCCGGCCTTGTTCTCGTTGCCGACCAGCACCAGGGTTTCGCCCACCTCTGGCAATCGCGCCTCAACCCGCTGGAAGAAGCGGATCGCTCGCTGCCCTTCCAGCTGGGTATCGTAGAGAAAACCCTGCCACTTGGGGCCACGCGCCAGATAGCGCTCCACCACATCGCGGGCGTTGTTGCGGGTGTCGTGGTGGTCTTTGGTGGTCATCAGGGCAAGGCCAACGTTCGGATCGTAGGGCGGCAGCAGCACGGCGGCATTCGCACCATAGTAGGTGTCGGTGTCGTCCGTCTGCACCGCCAGAAATACCTTGCGCAGGTTCACCACCCCATAGGCCCGATCCAGATCGCTGATATCGGGAAACATTGAGTTATGTTCGCCGCTGACGATCTCCTTGCCGGTGATGCGCCCGCCACCGTCCTCGGTGTCCGTCATCCGCTGGCTGGCCATCAGCTTGATATCGCCAGATAGAATGGTCATGGGGTGTCCTCGATAACGATCAGTTTTATGTCGAATGCGTAATTGCTGTTCGGCCCCGGGTTGTTAACCCTGATGATGGGCTCGGCTGTCACCGCCACGGGATCGGCGTTGAATGCCACCTGGAAGGTGCGACCATCATGCAGGGTCAGCGTCATTTTCTTGCCCAGCGTGGCCTCCCACTGCTTGAGCGTCAGCACCATAGAGCGGGCTGCCCACACACCGCCGTTTGACATCAGGGTGATCGGTCTTCCGATCGGGGTGGTGCGCTGGTCTATGACCAGCGCACCTGTCAGCGTCGGGGTAATCACCTGCTTCATGGGCGTCCAATCGAACTCGTCCACCCACTCCAGTTGATTGGGCAGCTCAAGGTCATCGAGCTTGATCATCCTCTTACTCTCCCTGCCATATTGAGGTTGCGCAGCATGGCCTCCAGATCCTCGGCGGCCTGGTCAGTCCCCTGCAGCTCGACCTGCTTGCCACCGTTTTCGAGCACGATGCGCCGCACCTGCTGGCTTTCGCCTTGCTGGTTCTGCGGTGCGCGATAGGTGGAGCTGGATGATGGGGCGCCAGACTGCTGACTGGCTGCTTGCTGTTGCTGGGCGGCATCGGCTGCCTTGGCGGCCTTCTCTTCGGCAATGTCTTGCAGCTTCTGCTGATGCAGTTGCTCGGCGAGCTTGATTGCCTGCTGGTAATCGGCCACGGCCTGAACATTCTTGGCCGCTTCGGCCTCGGCCAGCTTGGCGCGCAGGTCGGCCAGTTGGTTCTGGTAACGGCGCTCCTCCACGGCGGCCATGTTGTCGTTGTACTGGTCCAGTTCGTCCTGCAGGCTGCCAAGGGTATCTCTGGCCGAGTCGGCCAGCGCGGCCATCTTCTGTTTCGCAGAATCGAGCGCTGACCGCAGGCCGCTTAATGTGCTATCCCCCAGATCGGCCATGGTAGATAGCGTCATTTCAGCAGACCTTAGCAGCTCGGCATTCGGCGTATCTGCCGATTTAATCGCCTGCTCCAACTCTTTGACCTTGATGATCCGCTCGGCAAGAATGGCGTTTTGCTTTTGGGCCACCGCCTGGGCCAGCACCTGATCCTCCCACCACTCGGTTGAAAGGTCGTTCGACTTATGCAGCCACTCCTGGCTACTCTCCAGTAGGCGCTGGTACTCCTCCTGCTTGACGCGCAGCTGATCGATGCTCATACCAGCCAGGTCGTTGGCATTGGCGACCTCATTGGCGAATTTGACCATGATGCCGGTCGAACTCCGGGTTCCCTCCTGCAGCTTGTCGATGTTTTCCAGCTGCGCCTTGTTGGAGGCTGACTGGTACTGCATCGCGGCCTGCGCCTGGGTCTGCGCTGCGGCTGCAGAGGCGCCCATGGTATCGAGTGCCTTGGCAGTGATCAGCGCCTCGGCTCCGGTGGAGTTAACCGTGGTGGCCAGCGCTTTCAGTTCATCGGTCAGCCCCAAGCCAGCCGCCCGGGCCATCAAGGCACCATCGACAAAGCGATTGTTGGCGGCGGCGGCCTCCAGCTCTGCCTTGGCGTAGGCCAGGAAGGCCTCTTTCTGCCGTTCAATGCTGGTCGTGGTGGTGCTGATGGTCTGATAGGCCTGCCGTGCGGCATCAGCCTGCTGCTGCAGGGCGGCGGCCGACTTGACGCCAAGAGTGCTGAAAGCCTGCTCCAGATCGGTCGAGGCGCGGGTCTGCTTGCGCAGCTGCTTCTCGGTCTTGTCCAGCTCCTGGTTCAGGGCGCCAACTACCCGGGCATGCTCCTCGGCGCCGATAGTGCCAGCCTTGTAGGCCTCATTGGCGGCAGCGCGCTGCTTCTTGAGCATGGTCTGGTACAGCTCGGATCCGGTGACAGACTCCTTGGCCAGCTTCTTGGCCGCATCGGTGGCCAAGCCAAGCGACTCGACCCACGGCTGACCAACCAGCTTGCCCTGGTTGTGCAGCAGCTCCATCTTGTCGATGATGGCCTGGATCTCTGCCTCGTTCTTGGTGGAGTCAAAGGCCTTTTCCAGATACCCCTGAATGGCTTCACCATTCATGGAACTGGCTTGGGCCATGGTCTCCAGACCCTTGCCGAACTCCTGCACCACCTTGCCGACCTTGCCGCTAATCTGGTCAAGGTCGAGGCCTACATCAGCAAACACCTTGCTCAGGCTGCCATCAGCCAGCCCTTGCGCCACTGACTTGGCATGCTCGATATCCGCCACATAGTCGTCAACGGACTTGCTCGCCTGCTCCATCGCCAGCTCGGTGCCGCGGGCGAATGCCTGCAGCCCCTGCTCGACCTTCTTCAAGCCTTCGCTGGTCGCCAACTCCTGCTCTTTGGTCAGCACCCCTGCAGCCTTGAGGGCCGCGTTTTGCTGTTCCTGGGCGATCAGGTAGTTGCGCATCCCCGCCAGGCTTTCCTGGTAGCGCAGGCGCTCGGCCTCTGACAGGTAGCGGATCTGCTCGGCCGTCAGCAGCACGGTGTCTTTGTACTTGCTGTAAAGCGCCGTCAGCTGGCTGGCCTGCTCGAACTGGGCGCGCAGCGATGCCCGTTGCTGTTCGGCTGCCTCTGCATGCTGGCGGGAGGCCACCGTGACCTCATAGAGCTTTTGGCTCATGTCATAGAGGGCATAGCCTGCAGCGCCGGCAGCGATCACTATCCCGCCAAAACCCAGCGAACCGATCAGACCGATCAGCGACTGGCTGGCAATGCCCACCCCGGTCGATAGTCTGTTGACCCCGCTGGTCAGGTCGATGATCTTCTGCTTGGCCTCCTTGCCCTTGGTGCCGGTCAGCACTATCTGGTTCTGGGCCTCAATGAGGTTGATCAGCAGCTTGTCTTTGATGGTGGTGCCAAGGTCGGCGATATCCTTGGCCATGGAGAGGCCTTTGAACATCAACCAGGCTTTGGCAACCAGCTCGATACCACCGCGCCAGTCATAGAGGGTTTTGGCCAGATCCTTGCCGCCCTCTATCACGTTGCGGGTCAGCTCGCTGAACTCCGCCCCTATCTTGGCGAGCCGGCCATCGTCGGCCATTTCCCCCATTTCTTTGTTGACCAGCCCCAGCTGCTCTTTCAGATACTCAAGGGCACCAGACTGGGCAATCTTGTCCTGAACCTGATCCACGCCGTCGCGGAACTTGGTCACCAGGGTGTTCCAGGTCTGCATGCGACGCTCGACCACCCCGGCGCCCGCTTTGCCCATGGTGTCGATAAGGGCGACCATGTATTCCCGGGTGAGCTTGCCCTGCTCTGACATCTTCATCAGCTCGGCCACGTTGCGGCCGGTCGCCTCTGCCAGCAGGTTCCACACCGGCAGGCCGTTCTCGATCAGGACGTAAGCCTCTTCCGCCTGAATCCGGTTTTTCGACCAGGATTGGGTCAGCTGGCGAATGATGGGGATCAGGGTTTCAGCCCCTTTCCCATAACGCACGTTGGCGTTAATCATCTTCTCCAGGGTGCCATCCATCGGCTCCATGCCGTTGTTACGCAGCATGACGAAGGCCTGCAGCACATCATTCAGCGATGTTGGCAGCCGCTTGTTGAGGTTCACCGCCCACTCAAAGGCCTTTTCACCCTGCTGAACGTCGCCGTAGACACCGATCAGCTGCTCGCGCAGTACCTCAAAATCCCCCCCGGTATTGATAATCCCCTTGAAGCTGGCCCACAGACGATCGAGCCCGATATAGGCACCCGCAGCAGCGGTGATACTGGCGGCCATGCTGCCGATCGAGGCGCCAACGTTCTTGGCTCCCTGTGCGGTACTATCCAGCTTTTGCCGCAACTGCTGCAGCAGGGCTGCTTGCCTGCCTGCCTCGACAGTGGCCCGTGCCTTGGCGTTGGCCAAACGCTGCTGCTCACTGGCCAGCTTGCTGGTGTTGATGCCCGCCTGGCTCAGGGTCTCCTTGAGCGAGTTAAGGCGCGCCTCGTTGCGCTCGTAAGCGATCTGGGCCTGACCGGCGAGACGGGCCGCCTTGCCGAGTTGTTCAGCCAGCGCCTCTTGCGGGGTCTCGGCCTGCCGAACCTCGTCGCTCAGGGTGGAGAGGCTGGCCTTGGCTTTCTCCAGTGCGGCGCGTTGCCGTTCAAGTTGCGGGGTCAGCCGGTCATACGCGGCAAGGTCTTTCTGGGCCTTGGCCAGCGACTGCATCTTGATCTGCGCCTGGCCGATTTCGTCGGCCAGTTTCTTCTCTGCAGCGCCAAGGTCTTCGGTCGAGAGTCCGACTTTTTCCAATGCAGCTTCATGCTGCTCCAGATCCCGATTCAGTTTCTGGTATGCGGTGGCGGCGCGCTGGGCCTCCGATTTCGCCAGCGCATGGGCATCTTTCAGTTGCTGGGTTGGCTTTGCCGTTGCCGTGAACTGGTCAGACAGCGCCTTGAGCGCCTTCTCTGTCCGTTCAAACTCGTCCTTTGCCAGCTTGACGTTGGTGCGCAGTTCGTCCAGCTGCAGGGCATCGCGCTGGGCGGTCTTGAGGCGGGTCAGCTCCTGGGCAAGTTGCGCGCTCTCGGTCTTTAACCGGCGCTGCTCCTCGGCATAGTTCGACACATCGACGCCGGCGCGGCTAAGGTCTCGGCTCAAGTCATCGATCTTGGTGCCGGCACTGGCGATCTCGTTCTCCAGCTCATTGACTTCGCTGGCCGTCTGACGGAATGCCTCTTTCAGCTCCCGGCTGGCGCCAGGGGTCTTTTCAAGCTGTTCGGACAGGCGCGCCAGTTCGGTCTGCGCCTCGCCCACGGCGGCTTTCAGGGTCTCGCCGTATTTTTCAAGCTCATTGGCTTTCGCCAAATCCTTGCTGGTGTCCCGCAGCTTCGCCAGGGTCGCGTTCAGCTTGTCGCTGGCATCGCCCACGTCCTCCATAGACCGGGCGGTTTTGATGGCTTCCGGGGTGAAGAAATCACGCCCGCGGATCACCAAATTGATTACCTTGTCCTTGAAGCTCATGCGAAACACCTAAAAAAAAGGGGGGCCAAAAGCCCCCCGTGGATATGTGTGGGGCACGGTGCCCCACCTGTTACGCTGCCATTGCCTTGGCGATTTCAAAGAACTGCGACTTGCCCTGCGCCTTCGATACGTCAGCGAGCACCTGGCCCTTGACGGTGAAGCTGGCAAAGTCATCCGAAATCAGGTTCATGCCATCGGACGGTGCCGGCTTGAAGCGCCAGACCCGCACAGTGACAGGCTTGCCGTTGGCGTCGTTCATGCCATCCATGATCAGCTTGAACTCCTTGCCGGTGGCCAGCAGGGCTTGCACCAGGTAGTGCGGCGCCTTCTTGTAGTCGATGGTGATGGCGGTGTCATCCACCACATCAGCACCGCCCAGGAAGACGACACCGGCCGGGGTAATCTCGTAGTTCGGCTTACCGTTGGCATCAACCTGGTTAATGGTGGCCACCGGGGTGACCGTCTTGACGACGACAGCCTGACTCACATCGATCATGAACGCGGTATCTACCAGGGTGTGTTTACCCATCTTGTGGGCTTCGTTGGTGACCGCGGCGGCGGTCTCCTCGCCCACGGTAGCAGCCAGCGCCATGGCGATGTTCTGGGCTGACCAGTTGAAGCAGGTCAGATCCAGCGCCACGCCGGTGATCTTGTCGATCGAGTCGAGGTTGCCACCGCCACCCTCATAGTTGGGCAGGGTCTTGGTGTCGATGCTGTAAGACAGTTTTGCCTCACTGCAGTTACCAAGGCGGCGGCCGTCCAGGTAGAACTTGCCAGAGCCGATAAACGACTCGGTTTTAAACTCAGGATTGCTCATAGCGAACTCCAGTTATGCCGGATCGGCGTTAGGGTGTTTCGGTGTAGCTGAACGACAGCTGCAGATGGACTGCGCAGTACGGCAGGCCGGGTTCTGGTGGGGTGAATTGGGCGGTTTCGTGCTCCTGCAGGCCGCGGCCCATCAGCAGCTTTTCACCCGCCTTGGTGGCCAAAAAGATACCGTTGTGCTCGCGGATCTCGTCCATATCGAACATGGCGCGGCGCATATGCTTGAGCGCCATTCGCATGATGGCGTCCGGGTCCATGTCGCGCTGCATGTCCACCTTTAGGGTGGCGCGGATGTTGATGATCTCCTCGTGCAGGATGGTGCCGCCGCTCCAGGTGGCTTTGTCCTTAAAGCCTTCGATGGTCAGCAGGGGCCAGGCGTTGCGCTGCTCCAGATAGCAGGCCAGCCACCCACGCCGGATCAGGGGCTCAACGGCAGGGCCGTCTTTTCCCATCATCGGCTGGCCGTCCTTGTTGAGCACAGGGATCTGCGCCTTGCCGCCGAACTGGGCGATCAGGCGGCGCTCCAGCTCGTCATAGACCCGTACCGCTTTCGATTGCTCGCGGGCCTGCGCCATCGGCAGGTCTATATCAAACATTGGCGAGTCTCCTTAAAAACTGGTTGGCAAGCGTATCCAGATCCGGCTCAAGCTGGCCGTCATCCAGCGCTGACTTGAAGAGCTGATCGACACTCGGGCCATGCAGCACCGCATAACCCAGGCTGCCCACCTCTTTCCATTCCCGCTTGGTCATCTTGGATTTGTCTTGCGGCCTGACGGCCACTCCGGTCACCCCGGAATTTTTCAGCTTGATCAGGAAGGCGCTGGCCATGCTGACGCGCTGGCCAGGCCTGACCGATACGCTGACCCCTGCGCGCACCCGAGACCCGGAACGGCGCCGAGGGTCCCGACTGTTGCGGTACTCCTGCCGTGCATCAAAGCGCGTCAGCAGTACCCCGCGCCGAGTGGCAGACAGCACAGCAGAGTCAGAGCTGGCACTGGCCCGCTTGCTGACCTTGAGGTGACGCAGGATATATTCAGGTGGCAGGTTGACCTTTTCAGTGATGTGACGAACGGCCAGCGCCTGGGTTTCATCTATGGCGTCGTTGACCACCTTGATGATGGCCCCCTTCACCACCCCGGGCTGGGCGATGCCTAGCTCGCGGGCGATCAGCCTAATATCGTCATCATCGATCCCGAAATCACTTCGTTGCCGCGCCATAAGTGATCTCCCCGGCCTTTTGGCCCACTTCATCGACCGGCTCTTGCAGCTCGTAGGTCTGCCCGGTGGCATTCCCTTCGGCATCGAGCACAGTGACAAAGCAGCCTGACAGAATGAGGTCGGCAACATGCGGCTTTTGAAACGAGACCATCCAGCGGGAGGCAATATTGCCATCTGCCCGATTGTCATAGCGGGAGGTAAATCCGCTGCCGTCGCCACCCACATGGAGGTCATTGGTGATCACTGCTGACACATCGCGGGTAGTGTTGCCGAGGTTTATGCGAACCAGCACCCCGGCACGTTTTGGCGCATAGATATGGCCCAGCGCCCGGGCCAGTTCGCTTTCAATGCTCATTGGATCAGCCTTTGATCAAGCCCTGTTTCCACAACCAGTTTTTGGTTACTTCGCTCAGGAGCAAATCATCACCCGGCGCCACATCCAGCTGGCGACCAGGCAGCACAAGTGCATCGCCATGACGCAGCACGTCGGGAGCGGTGAACTTGAACCCGAATCGGGCCGTCACTGGCTGCAGCTGATCGAGCAGTTCATCCAGCTCGCCACCGTCACCAGCACCGCTGTCTCCAGCACCGCCGTCACCAGCATCACCGTCACCAGCACCGCCGTCACCGGCATCACCGTCACCGGCTCCGCCGTCACCAGCATCACCGTCACCGGCACCGCCGTCACCGGCATCACCGTCACCAGCGCCACCGTCACCGTCACCAGCACCGCCGTCACCAGCGCCACCGTCACCAGCGCCACCGTCACCGGCACCGCCGTCTCCTGCGCCACCGGCGTCACCACCAATGGGCGGTTTGCTTTCCCATGGCAGGGGCAGCCCCTGCTCTCGCAGCTCCAGCACCTTGGTGTCGTGCATGGCTTGCAGGGCTGCATCGTCCTTACCCTTGAGCTGACCAGGCTTGTAGCCAAGGGCGGCGAGCTTCGCTTTCATGTCCATGTTTCAATCCTTCAAAAAGCAGCACGGCCCGTTAAGGGCCGTTGCTGCTTGTTTGCCTTGCGGGGCACCGTGCCCCACCCGTTAGGATGCTTTGCCGAAACGCAGCATTTCCGGGCGGGTACAGAGGGTGGTGCGGTAGGTCATCGCTTCGGTCTCGATGAACTCGTTACGCTTGTCATCGATCATCACACGGGCATAGATGTCCTTGCCGTAGGTGCCCAGGTCGTCAAAGCTCTCGCCCGGGGCGATTACGTCGCGGAACACGGTATTACCCTGACCGGCCGGGATGAATTTGATTTCATCCTCGTCGATCTTGAGCACCCCGGTATCGTCTTCGACGTAGTTGCGCCAGGTGACGCCGGCAAACTCCAGAGTGGTGCCGATGGTGGGGCCGCGCAGTTCGGCGCCCTGCATCTGGATCTTGAAGGTCTCGCGCACCTCCGGGTTCTTCATCAGGCGGTCCCATGCATCGTCGCCACACCAGGCCTGGATCTGGGTGAAGCGAGCACCGGCAGCTGCGCGGCGCATCGGGCGCACGATAGTGCTTTCGATTTGCTGGCGCAGGTCGCCATTCTGGGCGGTAGACAGCGGCAGGGCGATCTCGGCCGGGCGGGTGAGTTTGAAGAGATCAAAGAAGTCCTCGATCACTGTGCCGTCCTTGTCGAGCAGCTTGCCATCGAGCGCCGCCAGGTACATGTGCTCGCGGGTGGCGTCGATATCGTCCAGCAGCGCCTGCTGACGCATGGCGATCTCGGTCTGGGCTGCGCTGATCATCTTGTCGGTGGTCCCGAAAGTCAGCAGGTAGGCCAATTCGCTGGCGGTCAGCTTGGCACCTTCACCGATCTTGAAGGTATCCATGGCGACCTTTGCACCCTTTTTGAAAGTGCGCTGCGGGATCGGCTCGCCGCGGGAGATCATCGGAAGGATGTTGAAATGGCGCTCGCGCACATCAAGGAAGAAGTGCGGTGTATTGATGCGCAGCGGGGTAAACAGCCCGCTGGTCAGCAGCTCGCTGCTGGGCTTGTAGACCTTTTCCAGCGCCTCGGTCATGGAGGTCATTGAAAAAGCGTCATTGCGGAAAATATCAACAATATTCATGGTCTGCTCCGGTCAATCTGGGGGAGGTCAGGCACGTTTTCGGGCTTGGCTTACGCCAGGCCCGATTCGGTGGCCATGTAGATGTGTTTGGCTTCCAGGCCATCCACGGCGGCTTGTTTCTGCGGGTCTGTCAGGCTGGTTTTGAAAGTCAGCTTGCTCTTGAGCATGCAAGAGAGGCTGCGGTTAACCACGCCAGGCTTGTCTGCCGTGGTGGCGTCCACCTCGTCAAACAGCACCCCATAAACGTTCTGGCTGCCGTCGCTTGCGGTCGGGTCGTACCAGGTCAGTTTCTTGGTCGCGGTGATGCGCCCCAGCACCGCACCGGCCGGATAGAGCTGGCCCAGCAGCAGGGTGGCTTTGGTGCGCGACATGTGGCGGTCAACTTCCGAAATGAGGTGTTCACCGGCACGGGCTTTGGTGTCTTTGATCATCATGGTGATAGTCCTATCACTGGTTAACGTTGTGCCCTGGCGTAGGCATGAACCCAGCCATCGGCAATCTTCTTGCTTTCTTCCCCCAGTCCAGCGTCATGGCTGGTCTGGACTTCCCCCTCACTGCAGGCCTTGAAAGCGAGGATCTGCTCGCTGGCCGCTTCCACGGTCAGCCCCTGATCTATGAACGTCTGCGCCATCTTCGGGAGCCCCGCCGCTGCACAAGCGGCCGTGATGGCAGCGGCACGGGCGCGCTCCGCTTTGACCGGATCGACCTGTTCACCCTCTGCCCCTTCATCCTTGGGTGGTACAGTCTCGGGCTCAGAGCTGCCATCAGCTCCGCCATCGTCGGCTCCGGTGTCGGCGCCTGACTGATCACCACCACCATCAGCCCCTTCATTGTCGCCGGCGCCCAGGCCGCCCCCAGTATTGCTATCCTCAGTGGTTCCTTGACCATTGCTGTCATCCTGCTGTTTATCCTCGGTCTGTTCGATGGTGGCGTTTACACCGTCCTGACCGATGGCCACGAACTGGCCATCCATGCGCACCACCCCCATGGCGGGGTTGTTGCCCAGGGTGGCGGCGATATTGGGTGGCAGCATCTTGGCGACTGCCTGGCGAACGCTGGCGGCAATCGGGATATCGGTCGGGAACATGGCGGTAGGCAGCAGCTGGGCGCCCTCGTCCTTGCCGAGCGCCTTGGCGCCTTCCTTGTCGAGCAGCGCGGTAGCCTTACCCGCATCAGCGATCACTGTGTCGATAAAACCAAGGTCTGCGGCCTCCTTGGCCGTCAACCAGGTGCCATCCACATCACCATCTACCAGCGCGGTAATCTCTTCGGTGGTTTTGCCGGTTTTGGCCTGGTAGGTGGCTATCATCTGCCCATCGATCTTTTCGAGCAGGGTGATGGTGTCGCGCAGAGCTTTGACATTGCCGCATACGCAGGTCGCAGATCGATGCACCATATACATGGTGTTATTGAACGCCTCGACTTCATCACCTGCGCAGGCGATTACGGTAGCCATTGAACAGGCCCACCCCTCGATGCGCATCTTTACGTGGCCATCGTGCAGCTTGAATGCGTTATAGATGGCGGTGCCATCTACTACGTCGCCACCCATGCAGTTCATGCGAACAGTAAGGTCTGCACCACGCAACTCGTTAAGCGATGCGATGATGGCTTTGGCTGTCACACCGCCACCTGTCCACCAGTCATAACCGATCACGTCATAGATCATGATCTCGGCTGAACTCTCGTCAGCGCTGGCGTTAATCCGCACCGGATGGCCAGCCAGTACCTTGCCTGCGGCCTCGATTTTCTGGGCCAAAATGGTCTTTTTCATCGCGCTTGTTCCTTCGGTTGTGGCGCTTCTTCATCCAGCGCGGTAGCCAGCTCTATCATCTTCTGCAGAGCGCCTGCGCCGTCCGTCTTGGCCGGGTTGGAGTCCAGGATCAGCTCGCTGGCTTGCTCGCGCTTGAGCTGGGCATCAGTGCGCTCGATGTTGTTGCCGCGCTCTGCCAGCTTGTCGCTGCGGGTTTCAAGGCCTGCCCGCATTTCGAGCACATCGGCCATGGTCTCTTTGAGACGGTCAACTGCCTCGAACTTCGGCGGGATCCACTCAGGGGCATAGGCATGCGGGTTTTCCCAGTAGTCAGGCAGGCTGACCATGCCAGACAGCACGGCGGTCTCGACAAACCAGGTCGATACCCGCTCGCACAGCCGCGGGATGTAGAGGCTCCACTGCAGCCGCAAGATGCGGCGCTTGAACTCCAGCAGGCCGGCGCGGATAGAGGAGTAATTGACCCCCTCCAGATCCCCGGTCAGCTGCTCATAGGTCAGCCCTACCGCCTTGGCCACGGCGCGCAGCTCGGTCTTGAGCCACTGCACATAGTTGGCGCCAACGTCAGGCATATCTGGGAACAAGATCCGCTCGTTCTCGTCCAGGTAGTGGAGTCCACCGGCGACAATCTTCTCGATCACCGTGCCGTCATCGCTGGTGCCGACCGCCTCCCCCATATCGCCATCAACGGAATTGCTCTCTTGCGGCAGGTCGCCGCCAGCGCCGTTATCCCGATAGATAAAACCGCCGAACAGGGCGGCGGTTTTGGCTCGCAGCAGGATGCTGTCTTGCATTTCGTCCAGCTCGTACAGCCGCACCAGCACCGCCGTCAGCTCCGGCACCCCGCGCACCTGCCCTGCCTCCCACCGCTCGAACAGGTGGATCATGTCGGCTGCAGGTACGCGGATCTTGTAAAGCGGGCTGCTGGCTGATGCGGTCGGGTTGAGGTGGAAAAAGGTACGTTCGCCACTGCGGTTATGCTGAATGCCGCACACGATGTTGTTGATATCGTCGTTGTGGTTCTCGTCCAGCTGGCTGGTCGGGATCACCTGCAGGCGCAGCGGAACGATGCCGGGGCTGTCAGCCTTGGCCCGCCAGCGGCGCCGGATCAGCGATTCGCCAGCGTTGAAGTGCTCACGGGCAATCAGGGTCTGGAGCCCGCCAAGGTTATCAAGGCCATCTGCATCGCAGGCCTTGCACCAGGCATCCCACAGCTTTTGCAGCTCGGGGTGATTCCATTTGGCCGTGATGCCGGTGCCGATCAGGTTATCGACGTGGGTATTACATGCCGTCTTGGCATAGGCATGGTTGCGAACGGCATTGATTGAGCGCCGGCGCAGGGCCGACAGGGAGCGCCCCAGCTCGCCATTGATATGGCTGGTGCCCATGCCCTTCTGGCCCATCCGGTGGCTGTGCCCAGCCCCCTCGAATTGAGCTTTGATGCGGGCACCGTGAGGCAAGCCTTGCACTACCCGCCCCCCTTTCGGGTGAGCGGGGGTAACGGATTGAGCGCACATGTCAGTGCCCCTTGCTAGTAGTCAGCATAACGCGGCGCTGGCGTGGCTTGAGCGCCCGCAAGATCTCCGCCTCCATTCTCGTCAGGTCTTTCAGGGTGACTTCGGTGTACCGGATCAGGATGCCGTTATGGCGAAACTCGCCGACTCGCTCACCGGCCGCCAACTTTCTCTTGGCCTCCCTGATATTGTTCAGGTCATCAGTGGTGTATTGCATGCTCCCTCCTACAGGCCGCCGGTAACTTTCCCCGCCTTGCTCCTGCGCTTGGGTCTGGGGTTTGTGGTGCCTTTGCCTGCGGCTTGCGCCATCGACTTGGCGATTTGTTCAAGGTCGAGACCAAACATCTGTCTGGCCAGCCGCTCCATGGCCAGGTTGCCCACCAGACAGTCGAGGGCTTCATCACCCTCACCGCTGTTGCGCATATCAAATACCCATTGGCGACGACGCCCCGACTGTTTGAGTACCTTGACGGCGTTGGTAGCCTGCTTAACCCAGTGCTCACTGCACCAGTCAGCTGCTGGCAGGTGGAGGTAGTTGGCTTGTGGTTCGCCGTTCAGGGTTGGCTCCAGCTTGAAGCGGCTAAACCAGGTCTCTTTGGCCGAGTCGGTGCCGATGTGGCACAACCAGGTGCCCACGTTCTTGCCCTTTGTAGTGCGGTGGTAGTTGGCCACCGGGTCACCGTAAACAGATGAACCCTTGCAGGGGATCATCTGGTGCGGGTTGAAGCGGCCGCAGAAGGCCACCACCTCGTCAAAGTAGTGGCCACCGGTATCCACCCCGCCGCGGCTGATCCGCAGTTCGAGGCCGCTGGCATGTTTCCATGGCCGGCGCAGATACTGCTCCAGGGTGTCCCATACCGCAGGCTGGGCCGGATCCCCTGGGTGAATGACATGCTCCAGCGCCCAACATTCACCGTTGAGGCCGTGCGCCACCACCAGGGTTTCCAGTCGGCCTGCTGTTTGTACGTCGGTGAAGCTGGTCAGGTAGAGGCCACCCATGGGCACCTCTTTCCATGGCTTCTCTCGCCGATCCAGCAGGCGCTGGTGATCCAGCTTCTCGCCGGTCTCCTCGATGTAGACCTGCCCCAAATCCGTGTTGATAAAACCCTGCCGGGTGTTGGGGTCGTCCTTTTGGTCGTACCACCGCTCTATCATGTTGCTCCACGGGTCGGTGGGCGACAGATAGCCAGGCATGTAGTACGCCACCCGCCGCACTTTCAGCGGCTGGTTGTTGGCATCAAAGAAATCGAGGCCGTTGCGGGTCCACACCCCGGTGTCAGGGTCTTTCCAGATCCCTTGCTTGGCCAGATCCAGATAGTCCTCGTACTTGAAGGACTCGCCGCAGGCGCGGCACTGGTAACCCACGGTCATCGGGTCGCTGTTTTGCCACTTGAACCCGTAGGTGGCCGTTTTGCTGGTCCACTCCAGATGCTGCTCCTCACCGCAGTGAGGGCAGGGGATGTGAAAGCGCAGGTGTATCTTGGCGCGTCTGGCCAGGCGCTGGATGTGGCTCGCGCCGTCCTTGGTCGGGGTAGAGCCCATGCGACGCATCGGGAAGGGCGAGCCGTTGGTGCGCTTATACATCAGCACAAACGGGTCGCCCTCTTTGGAGCTTTTGCCCTGCACGTTCGAGACGAACGCATCCACCTCGTCACCAAACACCGCATCGAGCGAGTCGCCGCGGAAGTTGCCGGCCGCCTGACCGCCGAGGCAGCGCATGGCTGCACCGATGAAGGTTTTCAGGTTGGTGGTGTTGCCGGGGCCACGCTTGCCCAGGCTCGGGAAAATCTTCTTGAATGGCGGGCTATCGCGCAAAGCGGGATCAAGCTCAACATCCACATACTTCTTGATCGCGTTGTCGTCTTCCCGATAAAAACCGATGTTGCGGCGCTTGTGCTCTATCAAATAGAGCTTGGCGGCCATCATCATTTTGGTGCTGCCGACCCGGGCACCTTTGAAGTTGTAAACCTCGTGAATGTCGTCGCTGCCCATGGAGTTGAGCGGGGCGATCTGAACCGGGTGGGTCTTCCACCAACAAGCCACATAGCTCGACTCTGGGGAGAGGTAGAAATTCTGATCAGCCCACTCCACCGCCGACATGGGCTTTTTGGATTTGAACTGGGCCAGCACTCGGCGGATCGACCGCTTGAGCGCTTTTACCGTAGTGCTGCTTACGCTCATTCATCATCATCGCCTTGGTCGTCATCATCCAGCTGGTCGTAGTCGCTCAGGTCGATCTCGATTTTTGCCAGCGAGTTCTTGAGGTCTACAAACTCACCCTTGAGCAGGTCCATGCTGCGCTCTGGCAGATCCGGCACTGCCAGTTTTACTTTCATCAGCGCCGAGTCGAGGGCCGGGGGGATCTGCTCTATAACCTTCCCCAGCGCTTCGGTGAGCAGCCAGATAGGGGCATTCTCCTGGCGCATCAGCTTGAGCTTTTCTTTCAGCAGCTCGTTCTGCAGCGACTTGCGCTCTTGGTCCAGCTCGCTGTTGCCCTGCTCGGGGTCGTCAAACTGGTCATCATCGCCACTGTTGCGACCGGCCTTGATGTAAGTGATGTATTCCTGCACCGCTCGTTTCAGGTCCATGCCGGCCTTGCCGGCGCCTTTGTGCATGAACCCCTGCGACTGCAGATTGCGGATTTGACGATCGCTCTTGAGGCCGAGAAAATCGGCCACCTCTTGCTGGGTCGCCATGGTCTATCTCCTTGCAATGGTGTGGACCCGGCATCTTTGCGGGTGAACCAGAAAGAACGGGCAGGCCTACCATTTCCAGGCCCACGCCATTGCAGTGAATCGAGTGGGGCACGGTGCCCCACCAAACAAAGAGGCCGCATCATGCGGCCTCGCTACTTGCTGATCAGGTCAGCGGGGGTCTGGTGCCCGCCCGGGCAGCCGTACTCACCGTGATGGAGTGGGAAGCTCCGCCCGCACTCGACACACTCGAAATGGGTTCCCTCGTTCTCGATGATGCCGCGGGCGGCATAAACAAGGTTCTCGAACCCTTCGGTGAAACAGGTGTGAGCACGGCGAATGGCTTCATCGTGATTGGTCAGCGGCAGCAGTTGATTCAGTAAATCCTCCAGCTGCTGCTTTTGCTCGGCGATGGTGCTGTAGGTGCTCATTGGGTTGACTCCAGCTTGGTGATGCGGCGGTCAAGATCCCGGGTTTCGCTGGTCAGGTTCAGCACGGCGGCACCAGTGTTGCGCGAAAGCTCCATCTGGTCTTTCTCGACCTCTTTAAGCCGAACCTCCTGGCTGGCCATGATGGCCTGGTTATCGGCAGCGGCGATCGTCAGCTTGTCGATGGAGTTAACCATTCGGTTACCCTGCCAAACCAGCACCCCCTGCAGGCTGATGAACAGCCAGGCAGTGACCTTGATCAGGGAGGGGCTGCTAATGCTCATGTTTGCCTCCTCGTTTGTCGGCCCATTCTCGGGTCAGGCGCTTATCGCCATTGCAGACGCCAATGGCCATGTAAAGTTGTTCGATGTGGGCGCTCATGTCCCGGTTGCGCTCAATCGGGCGGCTTGGCTCCGGGATCGGCGTCGGCTGCAGGTACGCGGTTGGCGGCGTCAGCGTCAGCGTTTCGGTCTTGGTCACGATAATGGGCTCTGGAGTCGCCGAGCAGCCTGCCAACAGCAGCAGGCACAGGCTGATCAGCCCATGCTTTAACGTTAGGATCTTCATCTTCCAACTTCTCCTGTTTGGCCAGCAGGGCTTCATATTCCTGGTAGGTCTGGCGGCGCCTTCGCTCTGCTTCCTCCAGGGCGAATCGTTCATCGTCCAGCGATTGCTTGAGGAACGCCGTGGTGGCGCGCTCACTGGTCAGCGCGGCACCGGTGGCCTGCAGCGCCAGCCGCTGAACGGCGAGATCCTGATGCAAACCATCAATGGTCGCGGCCTGCTTTCGCTCCATCAGCCAGCGCTCGGTCACCTTGCCAGCGGTAGCGATGGCCCACATCGCCAGCAGCAAAAGCCCAACTGGCAAAAACCAGCTGGGCAATGGTCGAATCGTCATAGGGTCAGTCTCTTGTAGATGTGCCTGATGGCGGGGGCATAGCCGCGGGTCTCCTTGGCATGCTTTCCGGTCACCATATGCAGGCAGGCCATGATCTCCTCGTAGAGAGGAGGGCCGCCGCACAACTTCTGGGACTTGATGATGTTTCCTGCACCGCCGTTGTAGCTGGCCAGTGCGAGGTTGTGCCGGTCATCTTCCGGCCGCGGGCTTTTCCAGATGGCGCGCTGCCGGTACATGTACCAGGCGCCTGCCTTGATGGACTCCCCGGGGTCGTGAGGGCCGGCGAGGGTGCCGCTAACCCGTTGCCACTCTGCCCAGGTGCCAGGCATGAACTGGGCGATGCCGCGGGCACCGGCAGGGCTTACCGCGTTGGGGTTTAGCTGGCTCTCCTGGATCAGCTGCGCCTTGTAAAGGCGCCAGTCCAGCATCGGCAGCCACTCGCGGGAAGCAGAGCGGATCTGCAGGTCGTACTTGCTAGGCCATGAAGAAGGCCAGCAGCATAGCGACCACAGCAAGCCGCACAGACAGATAGATAGCTTGAGACTGTGCATCTGATTTACTCCACCAAGCATCAACATCGGTGTTGTTGATGCTGTCGATCTTCTTGATCACCCAGAACAGCAGCGGCAAGGCGATGCACAGGCGCACCAGCGGCCCCACTATCTGCATGATGAACAACAGCCAATCATTAAGGTTCATGGCACCCTCCGGGCATAAAAAAAGGCCGCTTGCGCGACCTTGGAAAACTTGACTCGTATCAATTGGGCAAACCTGTTTCAGGTTATATACACGCTACCATATTCGCCGACAAATCGCAATATATTCATGGTTGGATATTGAAAATTTTCAAGGTTGCCGCGGTCAGCTGAAATACCCCTCGTACTCTGATGCCCGCACCCTGACATGGCGCAGCTCCACCTCTTTCAGTGCCCGAAGATCCCCGGGTTTCTCCGCGACAACTCGCAGCTGGGCCTCATGGTAGTGGGCTAACGCCTCCTGCAGCTGCTCCTGGCGAAAGTCTTTACCGCCATCCGGCCAATAGATCACCCGATGCACGACCAGCTTTTCCTCGTCATCCATGCGCTGCTTGATCTCGTTTGCCACCTCCAGCAACCTGCAGAGCTGGTCATAGTCGAGCGAGTTGACGTAACCACTGATCCCGCCACGATATGACCACTTAAAACTCTCTTCAATGCCATCCCTTGCCATTCTCAACCCATCACGGATGCCTTTGATGTAATCATCTGTGTCTGCCCCGTGAGAGACGGTATTGATCATGTTGGTGAGGAAGTCTTGCAGCACCTTGCGCTCTGGCATCAGCCCCTTATTGTCTTCTTGCATTCTTGGCTCCATCAAATTTTGGTGAATCTGTATGTCTCTCGGTGAACAAACAGTTTTCGCTTGGTGGCCAGATTGATGGCTGCAAACCATTCTGGACCAGCCAAATGAGCAGGCAGGGGCACCATGCGACGATGTGCGCCATCATCAGCCATCACCTTTTCAGGTTTCGGGATGATCTCTATCGTGATTGCCCGCGGTTCAAATTCGACCAGACAGCCTTTTTCATCTTCAAAGGGTTCGGCGATGGCCTCTGCATGATAGCGATGGCCAATAATCAGTTCAGCTTGCATCAGTTTCCCTTGCTTACTTGTTCTGTGTCTTTGACCAGATCCTTGTGGTAGGCATCCAGCCGGTCCCTGAAATAGCTTTTATGCTCTGGCGGGGCCGCCCGCATGGCGTTGACCACCTCGACCCGGGTTATCTTGCCGGTGACGAACTGCCTGACCAGGTGCGCCGCCTCTTTGTCCAGCTGGATGCGATCCCGGTCGGCCTTTGGCAGCAGGGCCAGATTAGTCGTTGGGAACATCCATCACCTCCGCCAAAACCTTGCTGCTGTTGCTGGCCCCGAACTGCAGCGACTCGGGGCTGACTCTGCCCATGCTGGCCTCGGTCAGCAAGCGGGTGCTGGCCTGCAGGGCATGGAGCAGGCGAACCTCCAGATCGGTTGCTCTGCGCAGCACCATACCATCGTCATCGACTACCTGATGCTGACGGCCTGCAAACAGGCCTGACAGGGGGCGCAACCGCTCGCCCCCGATAACTCCCCCGCGCTGATTTTTTTCATGCGGGGGGAGGTGTTCGCTACTGTTCCCCATGCCGCTACCGCCCCATTACTTCCGTTGATATCAGATCAAACGGCTGCGCGTGGTGCATCATAAAAAGCCGTTTATTGATCATCTTGCGCGGGTCACCCTCACGTCGATAAAGGTCCGTCATCCTCGGGTTATCTACCAGGACTGTGCTGGCAAACTCCAGGCCACCACCACCCCATCCACGCAAGCCCACACCTGTAAGCGGGCGCACATCAAGCAGGTTGTGAATGGCAATGTTCAAGTCATCACGGTCAAACTTTTCAGCCAGCCGAGCGCGAATTGATATTTCTGCATCACGGGCTGACCTATGGTTATCGGTGAAAAACCAGACCCCTTTTCCGTTACAAATATCCATGACGGCGCGATCAATCAGAAAGGCTGTGGCAGAGGGGGCATCTTTGAAATAGTGAGTTTTCCACCCTTCCGGCTGTGCTGGCCCCCAGCGGTTGAAGATATCCAGCGCCAGCGCCGGCAGGTGCGACTGGATGGCCATGGCATAGGCCATGATGGCTTTGCGGCAGGCCTCGACATGCTTGGGGTCGCCGCCGTCATCCAGGCGCAGCACGAAGGCCTCGAACGCCGGATCCAGCTGGCCGCCGTCAGCCCGGGTGATGATGTATTTGCGCAGCAAACCCTGTTCCTTGAGGTTGGTATCCATTCATAGCTCCTTGTGGTGGGGCATGGTGCCCCGCTCGCTTATTTGCTCTCTTCCCGGGCCACGTAGATGGCCATTTTGGCAATGCTGATAGATAGGTCCGCGTACTGCGCCATTAGGAATGGAAGGGTGAAAGGTGAGGCGCTCAGTCGCTCGCCTCTCATGGCTTTTATTACCTTCACATCTTCATCTGATAGCGTGAGCGGTACACCCTCTTCATTGCGTTGCAATCGGGCTCTGCTTTCCCACTCTGTCAGCTGCTTACTGTTCATCTGCCCCTCCTGCTGGTTGGGCGCAGTACCTTTTTTTCTCCTCTACCACCACTTCCGCCGCTATCCACTCGGGGTCTTCCCTTACCGCCAACTCGGCACCATCGAACGTCTTGATGTAAGTCCTGATCCCGTGCCAGCGAGACGCCAGCGAGGCCTCAGAAACCTGGGCTATCGCCTCCAGTGCCAGACGGTGTTTTTGACCCTTGCTATCGGTGACGGTGATCATGCGGCCACTCCTTTCTGTTCACAGTAATGACGGGCCAGCTCGCGCAGGGTGTTGGCGCCAATGTCGGTACGCTCCACCAGGCTCTTGTCGGCATTCATCACGCCATCGAGCTGCCACTGCTTGAGCCCCAGCACCCTGGATATGATGGGATCGGCGCCACTGGTCGAGGTCAGGTAAAAACTCATTACCCCGTTTTCCTGCATGTCCCGATCGATGCGCCCCAGGGTTTGCTCCATCACACCGGGGGACCAATCCAGCTCGCCGTATACCGCGTGATGGCAAACGTGCTGCAGGCCGTCGATACCAGCGCCAGCGCGCAGGCTGATGATGATCACCTTGCTGGTGCCGGCGATGAACTGCTCGACCGATTCGCTTTTCTGGGTCGGGCTCTCGCTGCCGGTGTAAAGCACCGGGTTGAGGTCGGCCAACCGCTCCCGCCAGATCTCGTAAACCATCCGGTGCCAGCCAAACAGCACCACCTGATGGCCTTCATCGACCAGCATGCGCACGAACTCGGCGACAAAGGGCGCCTTGGCCACACCGGTGGCCTGGCGCATGATCCGGTCAAACTCGGCGCTGGCCTGCATGCGCTCAAAGTTGCTGATGCCGATCGGGTTCAGGATCACCTTGGCCAGCAGCTCGGCGCCGGTGGCATGCTTGGACAGTACCGCCTCGTCAACGTCAAACTCCTGCACGATGCGGGTCACCGGTGGCAGCTCGCGGCCCACATCGGCACGGGTGCGGGCCAGCATCAGTCCGTTGCGGCGCAGGTAGTGGCCAAACTCGATAGGGTCGCGCAGGCGGGGCTTGTCGCCGCCAGATATGCACCACTCCCGCAGGAACTCGTCACGGTCGCCAAGGGCATCCGGCTGCAGGATCTGAATGACGTTGAAGAACTCGCCGCCGTAGTTGTAGATCGGGGTGGCGCTCAGGCCCATGCGCCGATCCGCTGCAGCGGCCAGTTTCTGGCATGCCTCATAGATCAGGGAGTCGCTGTTGCGCAGCTGCTGACACTCCTCAAACACCACATACATGACGATGCGGGACAGGTGATCGGCCCAGCCGCGCAGCTTGTGGTAGCTGATCAGGATTACGTCAGGAAGGGTTTCCCACAGGTCACGCTTGCGCGGGTTGAGGGACTTGATCAGCGGGTAGGGTTGGCCGCTGTTGATGTGGTGAACCTTGAGGTGGGGCAGGAACTCGGCCATTTTCTCCGGCCAGTGGTTCGGCAGGCTGGCAGGGTAAACCACCACAGCCGGCAGGTTCTGCGGCAATGTCATCGCTACCTGGGCGCTGATGGTTTTGCCAAGTCCCACCTGGTCGGCCAGCAGCAGGCCACCGGTGATCATCATCATTTCGGCCGGCAGCTCCTGATAGTCACGGGCCGGCTTGGCCAGTTCGCCGAGCACCATCTGGTGATGCCCGGTCATCAGCTCGGCCAGGTCATCCTCGCGCTGAACGTGGGCTTGGCTCTTTGCGTCCAGCAGCTGCCGGTCCTCTGCAGTCATGGTCATGGGGTAGCGCTCCATGAACCACTGCAGTTCTCTGCTGTTCTCGATGCTGGCCAGCAGGCGGATCTTTTCACTGCCCTGGCTGACCCGGGGGAACACCCGTTTTAACCGGGTGCGCACTTGCGGCTCGCACTCGACAATCCAATCGCGGCCGTTGTGTCTCACGCTTCCATACTGACGTTCCATCACATCCCCCTGCACAGCTTGACCAGCAGAAAGGGGACACCTTCATGCTCTGGCATCCATACGGTTTTGGCCCAGCTGTTGGTAGCCAGCAGCATGACGCCGCGCACATCCGGCAGCTTCTGATAGCGGTGGCACTGGATGGCCGCCTTTGGCAGCGAACCCTTGATCTTCACCTCCATCACGATCCCATCGACCATGAAATCGACGCGGTTGTGACGGTCTTGCTGGTGTTCACGCTGGTACTCAATGCCAGCGCCGAGCAGTACCTGCTCGATGCCGTTCTGCAGGTCTGTTTCATCATTGAAGCGGTAGGCGTGGGCGCACAGCAGGCGCTGCAGCTGCTCCATCCGTTCGCAGACTGAACTCATTGCGATCTCCTATCGGTGACATATTCCCAGCTGGCTGGCTGGGGCTGGGTCAGGCGGCTGGCCATAAACACCAGGGTGAAGATGGCCAGCACGGTGACAATGGCGCGGGTCATGCCTGGTTACCGCGCAGCTCCTCCAAAGAGATCCCGAGTTCTGCAGCAAGGCGGCGGTCCTCTATCTCTCGGCGGGTCTGGTGGTTTGCCGGGGCGATCTCGCGGCGGTCGTACTTGTTCCAGCGCTCTGCCTTGATGGCGCGCAGGGCGTCCATTTCAGCCTTTTGCTGCTGGTAGTGCGCGTGGTTGACAGCGCGGATCAGGGGGGTCAGGGTTCTCACTGTGCCACCTCTGCAGTCGCTTCATAGTTGCGGCGAATGTCGCACAGCAGGCGGCAGTTCTCGGTGCCAGTGGCACTGACCAACCGCACAAAGACGCGGTGCAGCCTCTCATTGCCACCGAGATCTCCCCAGGCGTAGAACCCGACCACGCGATAAGGCTCCCAGCTGTTGATGCTGGACAGGTGGATATGAACGGTTTCGCCCATGGCAGGTAGCTGATCACCTTCGATCGGTGACAGGCCAGTGTGGTCGGCTGGCAAGGTCAGCATTTCACTGGCCATTGCGCGCAGGGTCTTGGTGCTGACGGCAGTGCTGCCATCTGGCAGGGTGATGGCCAAGCCGTTGAGTGGCTTTTCCAACGTATCGGCCAGCGCCATCAGGGTGTGGAAACCGCGACGGTGCAGCAGGGTCTTGAGGTAGTCGTGATCGGCCTGCAGGGTGCGGTAGTCCGATGCAGCGATGGCTTGTTGCCCCTTATCGGTCCACTCTTCATCTTTGCCTGACAGCAGGGCATCGATCCGCTGTATGGCATCACCGCCATAGACTCCACTGGTGATAGCCCACTCGATGCAGCCTCTCGATTCGCGCAGCAAGTCAGCCTGAACCCCACACTGACGGGTGGCATCCTTGAGCTGCGCAGACACCAGATCGCGCTGTTCCTGTAGCCTGTTGCTGGCAGAGACAGAGGCAGCAATGCGGCCCTGATCGCAGTGGGGGCAATGGTAGTCCCCTGCTGGCCCCTTCGGGTGGTCATCAAGGGCAATGAAGGTATGGCCTTCTCTGCAGGTCACGCGAATGGCCTTTTCCATTGGGAACTGTGTTTTTCTTGGCTCTGCAAGGCAAATATCCTGGTGGCTGGTCATGCTGCTTTCCTTTTATTCAGCTGATAGCGAGCTATCTCTTCCATGGTGGCGTAGCGCCATTCCAGACCGGCATAATCCTTCACCTTGCCCTTGAGACAGCGCAGCACGGCGGTTTGGGTGAAGTTATTGGCCTCGGTCTCGGCCAGGCAGGAAAAGAAATATTCGGTGCCCAGCTTTACGCATTTGGCGATCACGGCGCGGCGGTTGTGCGCGGTGCCGTCATGGATCTTTTTCACTGCAGGCTTGCGCGGCTCCAAGGCAGGCAGGATCCCCAGTTTTCGACAGCGCGCCGCAATGGCATGCAGGCAGCGCGGGTCTATGTGGTGGCGAGCAGCAATAGCCGGGATCCCCTTTCCCTCTGCTGCCAGCAGTTCTCTGGCAGCAGCTTCGTTGCACTTCTCAACCTGAACGCCATTTACCCGAACAAAAACACCCTTTCTCACAGCTGTTCCTCCACGCTGATGGCACCGAAATTGATGTATTCGGCGCCGGTCTGGTCGATGGCAGCAGCCCGTATTTCGCTGTCTGTCATCGGGTGGTGTGACTCCACCAACCCGGTCAGGGTGTCGAAGTCGTTACCCGCCTCACGGGAGGCGGAAAGTTGATAGCGATATGCCGGCATTCAGTCCTCCAGAGCGGTGACGCACTCGTAAGGGATGGTGATGATCTCGCCGCGGCCGTCATGTCCGTCTGGCTTGACCAGGTAGCAGGCTGGTTGCAGGCCTGACAGGCCGACGATGGTGCCGGTACGATTGCCAAGGCTGACCAGTACGCGGCGGCCAGTGGCCAGATCTGGTGTTATGGAGTGATTGGCCACCCAAGCCAGCAACTGGTGGTGGTGCAGGGTGTCGATGTGGGGCTGCAGCATAACCAGCGCTACGGCGATGGCCGGTGATACGTCCCAACCATGTTCGTCAGCCAATGCCTGGCACAGCTCTGGGCCAGTCATGCCGAAGAACCACACCGATTCGATATGAGTGATCCTGGTTGGCAGCTCCTCGTCACTGAATTGACCATCAAGGATCTCGGCGCAGGCGTGGCGGATCAGGTAGCTGTCGATGGTCGGGCGGGGTGGGGCACCGTGCCCCATATCCTGATCTGACAGCTCGACCGCGGCGCAGGTGGCCCAGAGTGCGACGGGGCCGGTAAAGCTGTCGTGTACTGACAGCAGAAACCAACCCTCACCCACTGGTTGAACAAGGGGGAGTTTTGAAAAGACATGGCTGTTTTCGTATTCAGCGCGCAGGGATGCCGCCTGCTGCTCTGGCATGCTGTCGAGCGAATCAAGCAGGTCAACGATCATAAAGCTGGTGATGCCGACCTCTTCAAACCAGCGGCGCATATCCTGCAGCATGGTTTTAGTGGTCCACTCTGGCAGCTGCGGGTGCTGCCACTCGCCGGTGCTGCTGCGAACGACTGGGTGAGCGGTGATCCGGTTACCCATGATGCACCTCCCGCTTGATCTGCTTGATGCAGAAGTCAGCACGGATCTGGCAGTGCTTGCGGTCTTTCTCTTTGTTGGCGAACACCAGGGCGCGATCCCACGCTGCAGCTGCATCACTCCATTCACGCTGACGCTCATGGGTGATCGCGGTGCTGGCCATCATGTTGTAGGCATTGCGACACTCGACCGGTGCCATGTCACGAATGTGCTTGTTGGCTTTCATGCGCGGTGCTCCTGTCCTTTGGCCAGGGGCTGGCGCCCTTCGATGGCCAGCGGTGCGCTGACGGCATCGCTGAACGGCTGGCCATGACGGCGCAGATAGCTGGCGTCGTGGCTGGGGACCAGGATCACGGTGCAACCGGCGAACTCGGCGGCGATGCGCTCACAGATCAGGTGATCGTCATCCAGCAGCACCAGGTCAGCAGGGCGCTTGCGGAATGACTGCAGCAGTCGGCCAACTTCCTCGACCTTGAAATCGGCTGATGGGCGGTGATCCTCTTCATCACGCATCCAGAGCGGGGCAGATGGCGCACCGATCGCGGCCAAGCTGGCGCGGGTCAGCTCCATGGCGCTTTTGCCACGGGCTGTCAGGTACATCAGTTGGTAATGGGGGGACAGCAGGTTGAGCAGGGCGACACGGTAAGCCACCGGCTTGTCATCGAGACAGGCGTGATTGAACTCGCGCCAGTCTTCCGTTCTGCAGGCGTCAATAGCCGGCATCTTGTCGGCGCGGTGCAGGTTGTTCAGCAGGGTGCCATCGAGATCGCAGATCAGCATGCGGCGGCTGTCTTCAATATCGAGGCTCGGGATGCGGTAGGCGTACAGGTGAATTTTGTCGCTCGGCCAGGCTTCCACCTTGCCGTTGATATCCTCGAACACGGTTTCGTGTCCGTTCTGCGATGTGATCCTGCAGAGCTGGCCACCATTGAGGCGGCGATGGGTGTAATCCGTCATATCTGATCTCCTTCCGAAGGGCTGGCGGCCCCTATTCCATGGTTATTTTGATGGCTTGCTCGTTCCCTATTGCGGCCATCTGTTTGAGCACTATCAGCGCGCCTGGGTGCGCTGCGCCCTGCTCAATGGCGTAATCCTCTATCGCTCTGATTACGTCGGCTCTCTTGCCGATCGAGCGGTATACAACCGGTTTTTCACATCCTCCTGCCTTCGCAAGTTCATCCATTTTCAAGGTCTGGTACTGGCGGCTTTGACTCAACTTGATGGCGGCCTCCAGCAACATCACCCGGCGCTCAGTCTTCCCGATCCGACTCCGTTTCTTCTGTTCCATCCCCCACCCTTTTGTCTGGTAACCCGTGGAGTGCATCCAGCGTCTTTTGGTCAGGCTCCCTTGTCTGGCGGCTCAGGCTCAGGGGCGATATATCCCAGCGCTCGGCTATCTCCTTCATCTGCCATCCCTTGGCTTCTGCTTCGATCCTGAATCGGCTTTTCCGCCTCTTCTCACCGGGCGCACCGCGCTTTCGTCTTGTCATTGTTCCCATCTAGTAACATTCATAATGAGCCATGGTGTTAAAATTTTCAATATACAACCTTGAATATTATCAAGGTCATTTCCTATATGCGCCAGCGTATATTTCGTGTTTTTGTGAAATAAATTGTCTTTATTAACAATCGTTTAACCATAAGTTGCTGATTTCAAAGGGCTAAAACCGGAACCGGAAACGAGGATTGAAAATTTTCAAAAAATTAGGGGGTGTGCGAGTTCGACGCCCCCCTCGTGACAGCTCGGACCGAGGAAGGACCCGACCCAAATGGGTCGGCCTCGGATGGCGCTATCGCTCGAATAGCAAGGGCAAGGGCAAGGGCAAGGGCAAGGGCAAGGGCAAGGGCAAGGGCAGGGGCAGGGGCAGGGGCAGGGGCAGG